CCTCCTCATCATTGTAGAATAAGCGTAGGGGTGTTCCTACTTTTTTCATGAAGTAATCTTCCTTGTTGTTTGTGAATTGGTGTTGATAGTCGATTATTTGGTAGTCTTTGAATGTTTGGCGGAGGTGTTCTATCTTCTGGTTGCTTAGTAGTTCTTCGCCGTTCTTGTAGTCACAGTCTGGTGTGTCTGGTACTATTATTGGGCCTGTTATTGTTCTGGTGGTTATGTTTATCACCTCATCAATTGTTTGCTTGTATTGGGGGTGGGTAACTATTATAATAAGGGGGTTTATACATATTATTAACTGTAATTGATAATTTATTATAGAAAAAAAGAGTAGTGTGAGGTGTGTTGGTTGTTGTGGGATTTGAACCCACCAAATGTGTTGACCACCATCTTGGTAACAACCATTTCTATTTTTTTGTCTTTTTTTTGTACATTGTTCAGGGTGTGTGACAAAAACACGGGGATTTTTATTGGTGCATTAAACAATGTACAATCATTTAATGCTGTGAGGCAAACTCTCGGTATGCCGGAGTTCATGTAATATACTATCACGTTCAAGTAGTAATTCCTCTTTTTCCATGGTATCAACATCACCCAGTATTGATAGTAACTCGTTAATCTGCCTGAGCCTGTACTCATTATAACTATACGCCATAAATTCACTTCCTTCTTAGATATAATATTGCTTGATGTAGATTACTGCACACCTTTTCCCCACTGCGAGGAGGGCATACAATAATCCTGCCATCACGCCTCATTTTAAATATTGTTTTCCTCATGTTCCTGTACAATCCTTAACACTTCCTCTGTGAAACTGTGAGCATGAACACTACCCACACGGAACAACAAATAATTATGTCCCCCATGATTACTACAGTATTCACACACAGCACTGTTACCATTATTGGCACAGATACTACAATCAAGGCTACCAAAGAACGCCTCAGTCACACGGACTATTTCATCATATAACTTTTCACTAACCATCACTTACCACCAACTAGCCAGGTACTCCGGCAACTCAACATTAACCTCCGGAACACTAATCGTCGGATCAAAAACCATTTCACCCTCATACCAATTATCAGCACCACTCGGTGGAACATAACCAGGCTCAGGTATGAATGCTGCTTCATCACACCGGCAGTTAATCCATTCTTCTATGTCACCGCTTTCATCACCAGGGTGTGCGAGACCATTACTGTACACGCCTGTTCCGTCGGCGTATGTTATCTGCCCGTCTAGTTCTGCATGACTGTCACGTGTCCGGTCATCCTGTGTTGCTATCCATTGAATGTATTCAACATCAGGGTTGTTTACTAGGCGTTGGTGTGTGGCACTTGCCTGTGCTTTGAGTGTCTCGGTACGTGCGATGCGTTGTGCCTCGAAGTCTCTTAGTTCTGTGAATTGTTCTGTGATGGCTTCGGTTACTTTGTCAATACCGTTTCCTTCCTCAGCATAACTCTCTTTGATGATGTCATAGATTTTCTGTGTTACTCGTTCTAGTGTGCTTTCGCTGGCGGTGAATATGTTACTGCTCATGTATTCTATGATTGACCGGTCTATCTCATAGTCCAGTAATTCCTGCATGGTAAACTGTGTCGGTGATAAATCCAAACGTAAATGATTGGGTAGGTATCGCTTGATGGTGTTATGCACATTCTTTGCATAGCGTAGCTTTTTCTTCACTTCCTCCTGCAACATACTAAGCGTGGTGTTCTCATAAAGCCATTCATCGAGGAAGCTTTGCATATCCTTACTTGCTATGTAAGTGTCTAGTGTCTTAGTGGCGATGGTGTGATTGATACGTGCTTCCACGGTTTCACTGTGCGTGATGTAGAAGTCCTGGATAGTCTCGGATAATATCTGCTGGTACTCTTCCTTGTATTCCCGTATGATGTTTTCTATCTGGTAATAATAGCGTACCTCCTCGGGTTTGTCATCAACCACATTACCCAGCACTGCATCAAAGACACGGTCAAACCAACAGGATAACCGTTCACAGAGCAAGGCCTCATACTCTTGTTCATCCTCGGATTCTTTCCTTGACAGTAGATAGGAATCTTTTATTTGCAAGGCCTTTAGCTTCCTTAATGTTTCTTCTTCTGCGTTCAAAGTCTACACCTGCTTTCATGACTTGTTCATTTAACTCTTCAAGGCTGGCATCTTCCAGTTCATGTAACCCCTGCTCCGCTATAACAGATAATGGCACACCATTAATACAGTACACATCAAGGAGTGGTTCCTCGTCATCACTGGTAATGTTCAAGGATTTACTATACTTACTCTGAAACTCTCGGCGTTTCATCAGTCCATGCTCTACTAGTTGCATGTCACGTGTAACATTCTCTGTAATGTTCTGTTCAATATAGTCGAGTAGTTTGAATCTTAGGTTACTAATGTCATGCGTGAATGTAGTGTCATTCTCAAACATTAAAAGGCGTGTTATCTCATTAGCTATCATGTTTTGTGTAGGCTTAATCTTATTATCATTATGGGCAAGTAGTGTAGAGTCCATGGCATTATTACCCATAGCACCAGTCTTACTCCTGAGTATAAGGTTAGGGTCAACACCCATCATACCACAAAGGTCTTCACCATTATCCTCCTTCATACCACGGAAACTGGCCTCCTTAACATCAGTAGCTAACGGAGTAATAGTAACCTTAACCGGCTCCTGCCCGCTACTTGTTGGGAAACTCATAACAATAGCACCATGATGACCACCATCAATAATCTCCTGAATCTGCTTACCAATCTTATACCTAAGGGTCTTAGTCACATCAAAAGACGGATTCAAAGATCCATCAGGCAAGTACCTCTTACTCTCCTCATCATAGAAAGTACCCGTGATAGTAACAATCCAGGCAGGCATACCAAAGTTAATAAAGAAGTCAATGATATAATTCTGTCGACCGATTTCCATTTCAATAATCTTCATACCCGGTGCTATCTGTGGTATTCCGTATTCGTTGGCTCCTCGGTCATCACGGTATAACCATATTACCTCATGAGCTTCTACTTCAGGGTCTAATGGTGTCTGACTCCATTGTCCAGTCTCACGGTTGAGGTATTGTTTTTCACCATCAAACATGTCCTGCCCGTAGAGTACAAAGAATGTGTCACTACCATCAATAGTCTGTACTATACGCCGGTTATCAGAGCACAACTTAATGTTATCCACATCAAACTTCTTAAGATACTGTAATGGACTATCCACCCCATTTTCACGGATAATCTCTATACCTGCATTACCACCCGTTTCATAATTGTAGATGGTGGCCTTAACCGTGTTCGTGATACTGACGGGCATACGGTTGAACCATTCTAGTACTTCCTCCTTCGCGAGGATGTCTTCCTCGTTATCGATACCGGTACGGTTTACTATGTCGAATCCATTTTTTACGCAGTCATTAGCTACCCTCTCGGCACACTGCCTGAACACCCAATTATTCCTTGTTAGGAATGTTATGAAGGTGTTCGGGAATGCTGGTGTCTTGAACTGTGTACCGTATAGTTTCTCTGTTCTCTGTGCACTTTCTGTGAAGGTGACACTGCTATCGTATAGGCTTTTGAATGCAGTGTTTTTCTCGATGTATAGGTTTTTGTCTCTGTCACTGGTTACGATGAAACTATCGGGTGACATGTCTTCACGGTGTGTTGGTTCGATGTCGTCAATGTATTCGACTGTCGGATCTACGTCTAGTAGTTCTGGTATTTCTTCTCTCATGTGGTTTTTCACTTCCCAAATTAATATATGTTATTTCTCCAATTTCCATGCTATTCCACTATTTAGTATGGTGTGTACAGGTTACGATTCATCTTGAAGTAATTCGCTGCACTGCCAAAACTATCCGTTATATCATCATGCTTACCCGTACCCGCATTACTATCCTCACCATCAAAGTTTTCCAGTTCCCGTATGGCGGTGTGTATCCACGTGTTATCCGCCCCGTCATGTGTTACGAATTTAAGACAACCATTCTCGGCTAATCTTTTGAGTTCATATGACCGGTATAATTTATCTTCCTGCGGTTTCATACTCATAATCTGATGAGTCGGGAACTCTTTTTGTAGTGTGTCTATGAATAGTAGTGGCATACTTCCGGGTTCTTGTTCGATGAGTGTGAATACTCCTTGTCCATCGTTACGGAGTAGTGTCCGTATGACATTGTTTACACTACTGGCGTCTCTTCGGCTTCGTTCTAGGTGGTGTATGTATAGGTTGTCGGTGGTGTAGTCTTTGCTTGCGAGTGTTCCTGCGTAGTAGTCAGTGGCTGGTTTGCGTTGTCCCTTCTTAATCTTCTTATGGGCGGCGAGGTCCCAAAATCTGCCCATGGGTAGTAGGTGGTTGACAGTGTTATAGTCTACCGTGCAGGTTAAACTATTGTCATCATAGTCGGGGGTGTTGTAGAACCATTCATGTTTGAATTGGTAGTCGCTCTCCCGTGTGGGGTGTCCCTGCATTACCATGTTGAATCGCTGAGTACCACGTCTGCGTCTGTCTGCCATTAGGTCTTCATAGTTCTTGTGTCGACTCCATAAGGGGGTGTCTCTTGGTCTGCCTAGTATGTCCTTATCTTCGCCTTCGCTTAGTGCGGGGAAGTTCATGTATACCCACGTGTCGGGTCTGATGCTTTCACCACTATGTAGTTTCTGTAGGGCTTCTTTGCCATCTATCCATGGCTCCTTTTCAAGTAGTATCCCTTGCAGGTCTCGTATGTCTAATCGTTGAGCGACCACTATTATGATAGGGGGTAGTGCTCGTTTATAGTTACGGTACCGTTTACGGAGCCGAGTGTCGATACTGGTATCATACCAGTCTTCTAGTTCTCCTTGTAGTGTGGGACTGCGTGCATCCCTTATCTCCTTGATGGGGTCATCGATTAGTATCACGTTGGCAGGGTTTCCCATTATTGCTCCGTGACTACCGGCGGCGAGTAATTCACCATTGTAGGGGTTGTCGAATAGGAAGTTGGTCTTTCGTTGGTAGTCTTGTTTGAGTTGTGGTTTGGTTAGTGTGTCTTCGCTGAACTCTCGTATGATGTCTCTTATACGGGCACCGTACTTGGTGGCTCGTGACTCGCTGTAGGCGGTTACTATGATTTTGTCGTTGGGATTGTTGACCATATAGTAGGATAGGAATGTGTTTACTAGTAGTTCGGTTTTGCCGTGTTGTGGTGGTGCACTTATCATTATCCTGCTACAACGGCCTTGTACTGCGTAGTCTAGTATGTGGAATAGTGGTATTTGCCATTTGAGTGGTTTCATGGTGTAGTAGTGTATGTGGTTGAACCATGTTACTAGTGTGTCGCTGGGGTATTCGGCGTATCCGTATTTGTGTGGTGTGTTAATACTCTTCATCCTCGTATTCCTCTTCGAGTTGTGTTGTTACCATGTGGCTACGGTTTAGTTGTTTGTCTTCTACTCGTTCTAGTAGTTCTTCGATAACGGTGGTGTTTTGTGCGGCTTGTCGGGTGTAGTCATCATAGTGTTGTGTTTGCCGTAGTCCCTCGAGTAGTTGTGTCCAGCTTTTATTGTTTTCTTGGTCTTCCTTGTGTAGTTGTATCCTGATGTGGTTATCAGTGGGTAGGTTTCCTAGTTGTGATTGTCTCCGGATAGTGTCCGTGATTGTGTTTTGGTGTGATTCTATGTGTTGCTCTGCTATGCGTGCTAGTAGTGGTGCTATGGTCTGGTTGATTTTTTTGATGGCTTCTTGTTTTTCTTGTTCCCTTGCTTGTAGTATGTCTTGTTTTCGTTGTCGGTAGTCGTATTGGTATATCCAGTTTCGGCATGTGCGTTCGGCGAATCCGCTTAGTCGGGCTAGTTGTGTGTAGGAGGGTGTGGGGTTTGTGGGTAGGTATATTTCGTGGAATGTTTTGGAACTGTTTTCGCTTTCTTGTTTTCCTTGTTTGTTTGTGTATCTTGGGTGTTCTGTGTGTGTGTTGTTGTTTGTCATGGGTTTGTTTCTGCCCTCCTTTTGCTTTTGTTGCGTGTTGGTTTTTTATAGGTGGTTAGAGAGATATATTACATTTTTAGTAGGTGTTCTGTGTGTGTTTTACATGTCTTTTTACTATTTGCTTATACTGTTATCGTGCAAGTGTTATCTGCGTCTGCTGGGTCTGTGAGTGTTATTGTAGCTGTATGTTCCAGTTGGTCTGTAGTCTCTATTGTGAACCCGATTAGGAATGTGCCTGTGTAATATTGTGGGGCATAGCTTGGTGCATTTTCTACTACCTCGTTGTATTCTACTGTAACTGTTAATCCAGCTAGGAATTGGAATCTGTCCTCAGATTCTTGGGTGATGTTGTCTGATAGAATGGTGTTGTCTTGTTTGTTTTCCCATAATAAGAAGTATTCGCCAGCGTTGACAGAGTTAGCGTGCGTGACTTTTTTGCCTATGATTATTGGGGTGTACATTTCACCTGTTTCATTGTTTGTTATTTGTCCGGTTACTGTGTGTGGTATGCTTGATTGTAATCCTTGTACTGTATCTGGTGTGGTTGGTTCCTCGATTGGTGTGTCCTCTATTAACTCATTCAGTACCGTGCTATTCGTGTTAAGTTCGATTAGTACTGTGTTGATGAAGTCTAGGAAGTGTGTTTGGAACCTGCTCGTATTATCAAGGTCAACCACATAGAAATGTTTCGGGTTTAACCTGCTTGTGATGTTATTGTTGAAGTCTGCTAACTTATTATTCACTGGTATGTCAATACTGGTATTATTCGCCGTGTTCTTAAGATGGAATGTGAATATCGTATCCGTTGTTATGGTCTCCGTGTTTAGTGTGATATTGTCTAGGTATACTGTGGCGATGGTTTTCCATGAGCGCTGGTGTGTTCGTATCTTTTGTTCTGCTTTGTTTGTGTAGTAGCTGGTGTTGTTTAGTTTGTTATGGTACTTAATTGTACCTTCTGGTAGTGTTATCTTGGTGGTGTCCTGTGTTCGTGTTATTGTGTAGTTTATCATTTTTTTTTTATTCCTCCATGGTTTCTGTTTCTTCTTGGGTGGTGGTTAGGGGTTCGGTTACTTGTTCACCATCAGCAGCCTCATCTGCCTCATTGGTGTTGGCTTCTTGGTATTCTATTAAAACTTGTAATTCTCCTATTTTGGCTTGTAACTCGTTTTTGACATCAGTTACTGCCCAGCTTTCATAGGCGGTGAAATCAGCATCCTCCCTGCTTATATCATTTTCTTCCATTGTTATCTGGTCTAGTATGTTTACTGCTGTTATTAATAATTCTTGGTCTGCTCGTAGTTCTGTTATTGTTTTCAATTGTCTCTTCCTCCAAAATATAATCTGTTCCATTAATTAATCCTAAATAATCGTCCTATAATATCCGCAACACCTCAGTAACCAAAGCCACAGCCACACCAGTACCAACCACAAACAACACCTGCTTATAAATCTCCAACCGACGCTCCAACTCATGAATCTCAGTATTATGCTTCGTAGCAACCTCCTTCAACCGGTCAATACAAACAACCTTACCTTCCACAACCTTCTGCTTCTCAGTCAACTCAACTAACTTCTGATTCTGAATATTATTACCCTCCTGCAACTGCTGAAGAATAGTAATCAATTGCTTATAATTATTGGATTGCTCCTTTTCCAGTTTCTCCTGTCCTTCGCGGAGGTTCTTCTCCAGTTGGTCTAGTTTATAGCTTAGGAATCGGACATCTTCATCCTTGTTTTTATTCTCGTTACACATACTCTCCTCATTCCTTGCCTGATTCCATCGTGTCTTGTTTGTCTTTATAGTATTGTTCTAGTGTTTCTTCCTGTTTCTCTGTCATTGTCTTGCCTTGTAGGAATGTGGCTAGTATTCCCACGATTGTGGTGACTATTCCTAGGAAGATTGTTATTAATTCGATGCCAGTGCCCATAGTGGCTAGTAGTATTGTACCAGTGAGTGCTATGATTAGGCAGGCTCCGAATATTCGTATTATGGTTTGTTGGTTGTCTGCGTTCATATCCTTTGTTCACCTCCCCTTCTAGTTCTATCCATAATACTCTGCTACGGTTATCATGTGCAGTAGCGTAATGTTTGGGTACATTAAAATAAAAAATTAGCATTAAATTTTGTTCACATACAAAGAGTGTGTGATTTTTTGGGTGTTCACGTGAGGGAATTGGTTGTGGGTGGAATCGAACCACCACTGAGTAAAAAAATAATAAGTAATATGACTATATTTATCCTCTCATTGTCTTTGGATCATTGTCCACGTCTAATCTTTCTTTCCTGTCACAACCATAATCTATGTGTGTGTATATTCTGGTTCTGGGGGGAATTGAACCCCCGTTGAAACTTTTTCTACTGTTATAGGAATTTGATGGTGCGTAGAAAACTTATAATTCCTTTCAGAACCCCATTCTTAGTGTTACCCTTATTTGGTGGTTAAGGGTTATTATTTTTGGTTGTGGTGGGAATCGAACCCACTTGTTAAAATTATAAATCATTTCCTCATTGTATTGACCTTTAATCCTTTCACAACCATAATTCTGTGCCTGTGTGTATTATTGGTTCTGGTGGGAATCGAACCCACTCTTTATTTTGCGACCAAGCAATTTATCCTTTCAGAACCCACTCATTGTGTTGTTGTTGTGTTGTTTTTTGGGATTGGGTGGAATTGAACCACCATTCGAGTAATTATAAGAGTAAACTTGAATAAGTATATTAAATTTCATTAAAGACAAAGAACAATTCACATCAAATGCCATATGAGACACGGACACATGCAAACACCATGCTACTCCCATTATTCCCTTATACCCTTGTTTACGTGGAATAGTGTCTAATCCCCCTTTTGGATAACGTGTAAAAAAATCCAACCTTCGGGGTAGACCAATGCTTAGGGTATGGGGCTTAGGGGGTTGTAAGTGGTGTGTTGTCCCTTTTGACTAATTGCAACACTACAAATATTTATAACTGGAAATCATAATCAATAGTTGATAATTTTTGAAAAAATGAATCTCGTATTTGCTTCTCTTAATAGTAATCCCTTTCAATCCCATTATATCAATGGTTAGTCATGTCCATTATTGTTTACTGTTTCGCTCATTAGGCCAAAATACATGTGAGAGCAGGGGATAGTGTGAATCCCATCTAGGTAATCCTGTGGTAATCCCCAACAAAACTAACTGCAATAGGATTACATTATTTTGGATAAAACTAAGCGATGATGGGGGGGAAGGTGTCACTAGGAGTACACACGCTTGTACCAATGTGAGACCAACCACACACCATGACATCAATAAGAGAACCCACAACATGAAGGAGGACACGCCCAATGAATAATCCCCAAAATAACCATGGGGGGTGGAACAATAGGTAATCTCTAAAACCTTTGCCGACAATAACACGGGGGCAACCATAATGTAGGTGATGGTTCCCCTCATTGTCTTCTTCCCTTCTTGGAATCATTATTATATTTACGTCAAATACTAATACCGAATAAACATTCCCCTTTACCTAAACGGAGGAAAATAATAAAACTTAACTTTGGTGTGGTATAATTGAAGATCTCATTACACAATTATGTCCCTTAACTATATTATTTTGAAAGAGTGATACAAAATGTATTTTATGGTTGGATGCATTATTGGATTATTCACTTTGGGTTTTGGTTCTCCCCATAATTCAACATGTTGTGTCCATCCTGGTTCTCTTCCGTGTTCTGTTATGTGTGTGGATAATTTTGTTTTGGTTAAACTAATGTGTGTTCCACCCCAGACTAATATTGTAAATGCCTCACAGGGGTGGCGTGGGGTACTCAACCCTTTCATCATCTGCTTTTTTTATCCAATTTATTATAATCCTATTGTCCTGACATGCCTTTTGTTGTGTAGTATCATGATCATAATCGGGTTTACACATGGCCCCTAACTCTCACCAGATTTGGCCGGAGTAAAATAATTCAGATAGATATTCCATTGCATCAACACCAACGCGGAGGGGGAACATCCTCTCCCTCACATCATGGTGTATGAAGGTTAAATGATAGTATTAACTCTCCCCTTTCAACAAATTAGAGTCTATATACATGAATAAATGCACTAATAATGTTACCAGTCTCCACATGGGTACCCCCATATCGTGTTGTGTATTTAGAACTGGTACCTGATTAACAATCTCCGATTTAGATTTGCAAACGGTGAAACAATCCGGACATGGATTTTTCGCTCTCGAGGGTGATACAGGTATCCAGGGAACACCTGGCCATAGGTGTATGGTGCTACCAGTACTAGTCCACATTCACGACAGGTGATTTCCTGGTGTACAGGGTCTTCCTTGTATGTGTTGCCCTTGCATTCGGGGCATAGTTTGTTGTACCGGTGTTGTGTTCCTTGATTTTTTTTGTTCATCCTCATATATGTGTTTGACAAAAACAAAGTGGTTAAAGTGTATTGTTTAGGGTGTGTGGCATATGGGTGTAGTGGTTGAAAAATAGTAAAGTGTGGGTTAGGGGGTGGTGATGGTGAATGGTTTTTGTTCAATCATCACCACCACACCACAGACTTAATGTGGTTTGTTTGCTTTGTGTTGCTTCTTTTAGTCTTTGTTCTGCTATGTTGTAGTATTTTTCTTCCAGTTCAATTCCAATGAATTTACGGTTAAGATTCATACAAGCAACTCCCGTACTACCACTGCCCATAGTAAAATCAAGAACAAGGTCACCTTCATGGGTATATGTTTTAATCAGGTCTTCCAACAAATCCACAGGTTTTTCGGTAGGATGAAAATAATTGTACGGTTTTTTATATTTCAAAATATTTCCTTTTGTGTTTTCTCCATTTAAGTTAAATATAGGTTTGAACTTCATATCAATTTCTTGCAATTCCACATATGGTTTAAAACAAGGCAATTCATTAATATGGTATTCGTTAATTAATTCAAGATAAGTTTGTTCAGTACATAATCCAAATTGGGAGGCATTGTTTGAATAAAAAAAATGTTCTGCTTTTCGATGTCCTAACTGTCTTTCAATTTGTTTAAAAGTAACACCCATTTGATTTAATAATTCTTGAGCATACACTCGAAGAGGATGTGAACTATCAGAATCATATTTTTTTCTAAAAACAGATAAATCCTCCATATATGAAACTGGTGCTTTTTTACAGGTCAATGAATTGGCAAAATGGTCTTTCTCCCAGTAATATGGATACGCAAATGGAAGATTTGGGAAATTATACTGTCGAAGATAACTAGTATACTTTTCTTGTGAAAATAAAATCAGGTGTCCATTAACTCTTAACAATTTTTCACAACAATTAAACAT